ATGTCGATGGCACTTGGGGCGACTACACGATTCAAGAGGGAGAGAGTGACTTGTTCTTAATAAATAATCGAAGTGGTAAGAAATATAAGTTCAATCTAACGGAGGTTTCATAATGGCCATTTATTTTGCTGACGGTACAACACAATCCAGTGCTGCTGGTGGAAAGATTCTTCAAGTTAAGACCTTTCAAAAAACTGACTTTCCAACGTATAGTCCAGATAGCCAACTTGTGTTTAAGGATACAGGAATGACTTTGAGCATAACGCCTAGTGCAACTACAAGTAAAATATTAGTCAGTTTTGTGTTGTTTAGTGACTTTTCTGGGAATGCTTCAAATCATTATTTGAGAATCAAAAGAGCTATTTCAGGAGGATCAACTTCTTATATAACAGCTGCAGATCAAGGTAATAGAACTGGTACATTATTTATTGGAGCAATGGGTAATAGTGAGAGTTCTGGAGATAGACCAACAATATCAACAATGAGTGATTATTTAGATTCACCTTCAACAACCAGTGCTGTAACTTATACAATTCAACATACAAGTCACGGCGCAAGCTCTATGTATTTAAATAGATCTTCTGATACAGATAATCAAGATGCACGAGAAGATGGTATTAGCTGGATTGTTCTTAAGGAAGTAGGAGCATGATAGACAGTTTATAAACTGACCACCCGAACTTGACTACCTACGAGATTAAGTCTATAATAGGCTTAGTTTCGTTTTTTTATGAATTCCAAAGAAAAACTTTTATTCGTAAGTTCTTTTGTTTGGTTTCTACATTGGGGAGTATGTCTTACGTCTATCATTCTGGATACGGTTATTCTACGAGGCTCTGTAAGAATGTTGCCTCTTGGTTTATAGAAAAGTATTTTCCCAGACACAAGATCACACTTGATATCATTCATCGTGGAATGAAGAGAGAAGGCTGCCTTGGGTATTGTGATACAACGGGTGGGTGGTTTCGCCCCCGTAACTTCGAGATCGAGATTGACACGCATCTTGATAAAGAAACTTACACAAAGACTTTACTACACGAGATGTTTCACATGAAACAATTCATTGATGGAACTCTCAAAACAAAAAGGTCAAAGATGTATTACAAGAATGAACTTGTAGACAACTATGACTATGAAGATCAACCACACGAGATTGCTGCCAGAGAGGCAGAGGAAACTCTATACAAAGAATATCATGAAGAAAGATTGGAAAGTCTACGCTGAAAAGACTTTCAACAATTTGAAAGCAAACTCACATAAATGGAGATCATCGCCTAATTGGGATCGAGCCATCACACGAGATTACTACATTGGTGTCTTTGATTGTGGAAATCCAAATCCAACTGGAATGATAAGTGAGAATGCTTTTCATAATAAGTTGAACAAAACAAAAACAGTTCATGATCATTGTTTATCGCCACAGTTTATTGGTCGTATGATTATGGATAATCAGGAGAAGTATCTAAGTGACTACAAGACATTTGAAAAGATATTCTGGTATTCATGTCGTACGATTATAGTCACACAGAAAGAGAATGAGGCATTATCTGATCTCACATCTAATCGAGATAATAAGTATCAGGTATTAGTTCCTACTCACATGAAGTATAACTCTTTAAACATATCATTATATAAGAAGCACGAGAATAAAACTCAATGGAAGCACGCTCAACCAATCGAATCAAATATATTAGACGTGCCTGAAGAATTATTAGAATACGAAAAACAATATCTAACCAGTTGAAATACTGTCACAAGGGGTGGTTGCTATACCGCCCTGTCTGATTATAATGTACATATACGATTATTACTTGAATGACTCTTACACTTAGACCACATCAACTTGACGCTGTAAACGCCATGTCTAACAATACTAAAGGACAAGTCATTGTTCCTACTGGTGGTGGTAAGACTATGTGTATGATTGAAGATGTCAAAAAACTATTCAGACAGGATACTCTACCTAAGACAGTTGTAGTTGTTGCTCCTCGTATTCTACTTGCTAATCAACTATCATCTGAGTTTCTAGAACAGAATCTTGATGGTCATTACAATCAAGGTGTTGAGGTTATTCATGTTCATAGTGGAGAGACACATCACAAGAGTACAACTAAGACCGACCAACTTGAGTATTGGTATCACAACAGCACAGATCATATCTTAATCTTTACAACGTATCATTCATTACATAAGATACAAGAGTCACTTGATATTGAAGTTGATACTATCTATTTTGATGAGGCACATAATTCAGTTCAGAAGAATTTTTTCCCTGCTACTGAACACTTCTCTCATCTTGCTGAAAGATGTTACTTCTTTACTGCTACACCAAAGCATAGTCGTTCGCCTATTAAGGCGGGTATGAACTGGCCAGAGTATGGTCAAGTGATATGTCAAGTACCTGCTCCACAGTTAGTTAAAGAAGGTTACATATTACCACCTAAAGTCGAAGTTTATCAATCAAGAATACTAGATAAAGATGAGTTAGTTGCTGATCGTGATTGCGAACAGATGATTGACTCTATTGATAATATATGTAAGGATAAGGTATTGATATGTGCTAAGTCAACTAAACAAATCATTGCTCTATTATCTCAAACAGATTTCATTGAAGAGTTAGCAGAGCGTGGTTATTCATGGTTGACTATCACATCTAAAACTGGTGCTATCGTAGATGGCGAAAAGGTTGATAGAGAAGAGTTCTTTAATACTCTTAATGCTTGGGGCAAAGATACAACTAAAAAGTTTGTAGTTCTACATCATAGTATTCTATCTGAAGGTATCAATGTCAATGGATTGGAAGCAGTTCTATTTCTAAGAAGTATGGACTACATAGGTATAAGTCAAACTATCGGGCGTGTAATACGTCTAGGCGACGCCACAAAGACGTTTGGTTTAGTTTGCATACCTGTCTATAGCAAAGTTGGAATTAGCACTGCTCGCAAAGTTGAAGCAGTTGTTGATACTGTATTCAACAAAGGCGAACCAGCTATTTCAATCGTAAACAATTAATTAAATGAATTTATTAGTTGCTGGTCGAGTCGCTGGTTCTTGCTTGATTATTGCCGCATATTTTGTTATACTACATATATCAACATTCTATGGTGCAATTATTCACGTTATTGCTGATGTTATTTGTATGCCCTTTTACATCAAATATAAACAATATGATGTTGTAATTATGTTATGTTTTCTAGCGACAATAGCAATTAGTAAAATTACTATCTTACTACAATGAAAGACCAAGCCTCAGTTGGGGAAGAAACACCAGCTATCAAATATGATAGAGCATTATCTCTATTCACAGAGTCAGTTATGAAACCAGACCACGATTTGCGTGGTTGTGCTCATAATCAAGGTTGTTATGAACAACTTATGGAAATAAGACAACACGTTTTAGATTATCTTAAAACTTTAAAAGAAGTTACACATCATACAAATGCTGACGAGAGTGATGACATTGAGACAACAAAGTTAATTGAAGCAAAACCATTGACCAAGTGGAGGTAATTTGAAAGAATTTGATTATGAACTTGACTACAAGAACATTGATTTTAAAGATCAGAGAAATCGTAAACTTTATCGTATTGGAAGGGGAGAGCAAGGAGTTCTATTGGTTCGCCCTTATACTAACGATATTTGTAATTATTGGAGATTTAAGACCCCTGACGAGGCCGTAAAATCATCTAATAAGATATTCGCTATGTATCTTGACTATCGTGATGAGAAAGACTTTATTGGCATGGATATGTGTCGCAAGTTTTTAGAAATGGGATTTACGAGAGCAAGACGATATGCAAATCATAACTCAGGAAGAAAGTATAAAAAAGGTACGAGAAATATATTACCACAGGAAAAAGACCACGCAACTAGTAAATATTCTCATTCCGCAACAATTTTCAAGAGAGTACGAGATATTGTGGCGAGAAATGATATATATGTTAAAATGAGAAAAGAGTGGAGAGCATCCGAATGATTAGTCCTTTTAGTGTGGTTAAAAACACAAGAGAGAGTTACAGTATTTTTCATCGAGAAACTTATACTGAAGTCGAGGTACAATTTGAGGATGAAAAACCTACATGGATACCACTCGAAACTCTATTGGCAATACAAAAGTACTTGTCAAATAAATAGTATTGTATCAGGAGGAGACAACTATGAAAACCATAGAAGATCACATCCAAAGAGATAAGGAACTGGTAACAGACCCTACTATCTCATCAGCCGCTAGGAGACATTATAAGGAGGAATTGCACGAACTTGAAGTTTATGCAGACCACCATCATGACGAGATCGAAGCAGGAGATCATCATGACCCCAATGTACTAGAGTTGTTTTGTGAAATGCACCCCGATGAGCCAGAGTGTTTAGTATATGACGATTAAGTAGTATAAATAAAGTGCAATATATACACTTTATGAATCCAAACAAATACGACAAAATCTTAATCCATCGAAATCCATTTAAACAATACTCTATGCCTGTCGAGGTTAAACCCTATGTCTATCCAAAGACTAGACAGATTGAAATACATTATAAATGCAATAGTGAATTTTACAATCCAACTAGGACACTTAAATTAGTGTCACACACCCCCTACACAGGGGGTTTTTTATGCTATATTAATAGTGGGGAAACAAAATCATCTTAGTTATGATTTTTGTTTCTCGCATCCAATTTTACCCCCTTTATTAAATGTCAACAAGATCAAGAATCGGAATTAAACTTGAAGATGGTTCAATTCTCTCAGCATATCATCATTGGGATGGATACCCAGAGTGGTTAGGTCGTATTCTTAAGCAACATTATAACACTAAAGAAAAAGTTGCCGAGTTGATAGATGGTGGCAATATGTCATCTTGTTGGTCAGATAATGTTTACGATTATGATAAGCAAGAGTTTGTCAAGCGTGACCCACAGCCTGAGTATTATGGTGGAGATAGTGAAGCACCTAGACTCAGTAAAAACTTTACTCAGTTTGCATTTGATTCAAAGTCAGGAGAAGAGTTTTTATATCTTTTTTCAGAAAATGAGTGGAATGGATTTTCAATCAATCACAAATATGATGATGATTATACCATTTTAGATACTAAAATTATTCCAGTAGAAATACCAGATTTTGATGTCGCAGATGACAGTTAATTAAGCTGCACACACACCCATTGCATTTATTTGTGATGGGTGTATAATATTATTATAGTAAAGGAGCCCCCAAATGAACACAATGGATTATTACAACAAAAATGTTGAGAGCAACGGAACTTATGTTCCTGTTGAAAGATACACAGATGAGTATTGTAAAGCATTAACAGAGAATTACAAACAAGATACAATGCGATCTTATGAGAGATATATTATGAAAAGAGATTCAGCAGAGTATTATGGAGAGAGATTGTTAGAAATCCTGAGAGGGGAAGCAAATCTTGATAAATTTCGTTATATTGAAGGTAAGAAGTATTTTAAAGTAGTCAGAGAGACTTTTGATACTTTTCAAGATAGAAATGAGTGGAGAGACACCACAGTTCATGCTTTTGTTGATAAGGTAACTGGTGCAGTTTACAAACCAGCTGGATGGAAAGCACCCGCAAAGCACATTAGATTTAATCTAAGTGATGATTTGGACAGAGCAAAGTTACATGACCCTAACTTTGTAGGTTGGGCTGGCGGTTATCTTTATTTGAGGTAAAATGACAGTAACCGAAAAACTCATTTTCATGGCATCCTTTTTTTGGTTTTTACATTGGGGTGTCAATTTATTCAACTTTATCCTATTTACTTACGCATTATGAAAAACGAAAAAGACCCATTATTAGATGAACTGGAAGAGAGAATCGCAGAGGGGCCGATTGTCTTTACACCTGACGAAGAGTTCCTTAAAAGAGTAGAGGAGAGAAGAAAGGAAGTCAACGATAAGAGTGACACTTAAATTAGTGGCACAAAAACTATAGAATAGTGGATTATATCCATTATAATAATAGTATAACAAAGCAAACAACTCATGAACACACTTTCTATGAACTCAGGAGAATCAAGCACAGAGCTCAATGATATGCTCACAAATTTTGTGAAATATGTTGATTCATTCTATGGTGTCAATGACCCACTCTATCCTATGATAAATGTGGAGACAAAACAACCATTATCTAAAATTGACATTTACGCAGCTACAGAGTTCTACTTAGCACAATGTAGTGATGACAGAGTTGAAAATTGTACTTGGGGTGATGGCGATTCTCTTGATCGTGAGAGAGTCAGAGACATTCTACTTGAAGAGTACAACTACAAATTCGTGGGGGAATAATGGATTACACTAAAAACGAACTTGCACTTATTGATTTTATTTCTAATATCAACAAGTATTTTTATTACATAGGAGAAGATGATGACATCATCCCTAATCCTAGATTTGAAGTAAGAGAAAAACTTGATAGTTTTACTTCACAATTTATGAAATCAATAGAAGTAGAGGGGGATAGAAAGATGATTTTCAATGGTAGTATAGTCACATCACTTGATAAAAAAATTAAAGGTCAGGTACTTGATTATGACTATGAAAAAGACTTTGCAAGTGTTTACAACTGGTTAGACCAAAAATTTGTAGATACAAAGTTATCAAACTTAGAGGACACACCATTATGAGTTACGACACAGAACACTACTATGCACTTCACACTTTCCTTGAAGATGATGAACTTCATGAAATATGGAACATTGTAGAGAAAGCAATGAACAGAGAAGGTTATGATGTATCAAACTCAGAACTTTCAATGAGACTATTTGATAGTGAACTCACAGAAAACATTGAACACGATATGGAGAACTTATTATGAGAACTAATGATGACCAACTCTATGAATTATATCAAAAGATATATGCGATAGTAGAGTTTGCAGAATTTGAAATTGATGATGAGGATTTGAGAACAGTTACTGATGCTGTTATCGAAGATTTAGAACTTGATGAAAGATTCTATCATAAACCTGTAGCCCCTAAAGTGCAACCCTAATGAATACAGAACCTAAAATGAAAACATTTATTATTCAAGAGAGATTCACAGGTTATGCTGATATTCATATTGAAGCAGAAACCGAAGATGAAGCAATCGCACTTTATAATCGTGGGCATTATAAAGATAGTCAGTATTTTCAAGATGATTTCTATTATAATTATCAATTCGATTCAATTTCAGAAATGGAGGATTTAGATTAATGAAAACAATTAAATTAACTGATGACCAGTTTAACACGCTATTTAATAGAATTGATAAGATGGTAAAAACTATTGTTGATGCTTCAGTTGACTATCAAGATACAGAGATATTAAATGAGTGGGAAGATTTATTTGATGTTCATTCTGTTTTGGAAGAAGCAAATAATTGAGCCCTTTAAATTGTACCTATTAGTGACAGACTATTATTATGCCAAACACACATATTGAACACCCAGAAGATTCGATTCTAAGTGGCGATCTTAGAGTTCTAAGATGGTTTACAGAAGATGGTAACATATCAGTAAAGATTGATGGTAGCCCTGCGATTGTATGGGGAACTAATCCTGCAACCAAAAAGTTTTTTGTTGGAACTAAATCTGTATTCAACAAGAAGTTAATCAAGATCAATCATTCTCACAATGAGATTGATAAGAACCATACTGGATTTGTTGCAAAGGTGCTTCATGCTTGCTTTGATAATCTACCTAAGTCAAAGAAAGTATATCAGGGAGACTTTATCGGATTTGGTGGCGATTATATCTATCGACCCAATACTATTACATATAGATTCGATAAGATAATCAAGCAAAATATTATTATTGCACCTCATACATTATATCATGTGAAGCAAGATTTAAGAGACGCAGTTGCAGTTCCCTTATCATCTATTCCAAGAGTGACTCACAAAACTAAAGTCAAGTTTATCAAACCACTTGCAGAGATACACAATGATAATGAGTCAATCAGATCAAAGTGTAATTTTGCGAGACAGATAGCCACTTTATGTGAGTTTCCAACTAAGTCAAGTGTGGTTAACAATATCAAGAAACAACTCAATGCTTGTATTCGAGAAGGACTCGAAGTTACCGATCTGATACAGGAAGGAATCGCAATTACAAACAAAGTTGATGTAAATGTTATTCGATTATGGAAGTTGGTCGAGTCAATCAAACTTGAACTATTCCATTATATTCTAGTCGAGGATTCAATCGGGTGCGAGATCGCAGGCCATGATGTTGACCACGAGGGATATGTACTTGAAAACAAATTTGGTACATTCAAGATTGTAGATCGAGAGGTATTCTCTTATCACAACTTTAATATATCAAAGAATAGAAAGTGAGCCCTCTAAATTGTCCCTTTAGTAAGAACATTATTGAAATTATGATTAAACTTGGTTCTAACGTCAAATCAAAAATACATGATGATCTAACTGGTCATGTTGTAGTTTATCAACCACTAAACAACTATGCTGTTATTATGACAGATATTATTGAATATGAAATGATGACAGTTGAATGCTTCCTATCTGATTTGGAGGTAGCGTAATGAATTTTAGTTTAGAACAAAACGTAGATATTCTCAGCGCCTATCATGTTGAGAGATTTACATATTTGAGAGATAATGAACAGTATCAAGATGCTGATGCCATTGCTCAAGAATACATTTGTAATGGCGAAGTTGAAGATGATAACTATCAATGGTTATATGTAAACTATCAATTTGAGGAGGCAAACTAATGACAGTATCAGAATTAAAAGAATACTTATCAAAGTTTAATGATGATGAGAAAATCACATTTTACTTTCTTAAGAATGACACATTAACTAATTGTCAAGTAGAGGATATTAACTCTTATGGCATGGGAATTGAATTTACAATTCAAGATACAAGCGAACTATTCGAGGAGGCAAACTAATGTATCAATCGCCATTCTCGACTAACGAGATTAAATATTTTATGAATCTCATGCAAAATGATAATACTGAAGGCAAAGGAGCAACGTATGCTAAACTTGAAATATTATATGCTCAGAATGTAACTAAGAAACAAGTGAAGAATATAAAAGGTAGTTTGTTATAACTGTAACACAAAAGTAACAAATACCTAAATATTTTGTACGAGATATGTTAATCTTGACATTTATTCAAAATATTTGTATAATGTATTGTAACCGCCCTTACGAGATTTTTGCCATGTCATCACCAAACTACGTCACAAAAAGAAAATACAGCGTCACACTCGATTTTGACGTGTACGAGGATTTTAATCCTTACGAGATTCAATGGAATAAATTATTCCAGATCGAAGGGCAAGAACATTTAGACGTAAATATTAAAAATTTAGATGTAGAGCAAGATATAAATTGGTAACATAATATACAATACAGGCAAGCATCATATATTGTAAACGTAATTGAAATAAATTGTAATAAATTAAGAAATATTTTTGGTTCTGCTTCCATTATACAGATAGAATATAAAAAACAACCAAATATAACAAAAAATTTACAAATATATTCATATCAACATATTTGTAGATTTTACCTATTATCGTGTATAATGGATATGTACACGCAAATTTTTCTTATTATGTTAATTGATTTTACTGAATACGAATTAGAAACAATAGCGAATGCTATGGAAGATTATATACAATATGATGACGAAAAATTAGATACTGAATCACTATTTGGCGGTTTATCTGTTGCGGATAGAGTAACATCAATTAATAATAAAATTGATAATGTTTTAAATTGGAGTTAATTAATTATGTCAAGTTTACATCATGAAAACATTTTGGAAGATTGTTTTGAAGTTGCAATGGAATCTTTCAGAATTAATAATAAATTAACTCATGAACAATTAGATGAGTTAATAACAATTAGTAAGGGAACTTATGACGCAATTTGTAGCAATGCGTACAAACTTTTTCAAGATAGATGTCAATAATTAATTTAAATTTACTTCACTAATTAACATTTATTTCTTTTATTATCATGGGATTATTAACAATGAACGCAGAACAATTACGTTACAAAATGAAGAATTTAGATGCACTTTTACCAAATCGAAGTGTAGCAAATGATGAACAACTTTATGAACTTTATAGTAAATTTGTAGAGTTAATTGAAGATACTGATTATAATATAGACATTGTAGATTTATACACTATGCTACATTGTGCAATGGAAGATTTTGAAATGTATGAGTAAAGATGAAAACCCTTGCCACTACTGAATAGTTGCAACTTCTCGTTTTTATTGTGTCGATTTACTAACAAAACCTAGTTTTTAGTTGCATTTCGATTATAATAGAGACATAACAAACATCATTCAATTTTTTATTATGACAACTGTTTTAAATCGTGAAACAATTCAAGTTAAAAGAGATCTACAAAGAAGAATAGAAGATTATGTTATTAAGTATTGTGAGGCGCTAGAGGAAAATTTTAAACAGCATTCAATCAATTCATATAAAAGAAATATACAAGAGCAACGCTTTCCCGAAAATACAAAATATTATGAAGAGCGCCTAGCAGAAATTGAAAACGGCACAGCAAATTTATATAAATTTGATTATGAAGTAGGCAAAAAATATATTAAGGTTTTTAATTTACAGTATTCAGAGGCTTGCGATTATTATAACCGCCCTGCTGGATACCGCCAAGGAAGCGTAACAGCATTTATTGATAAAAACACTGGCGAAGTTTACAAACCAGCCAGCTGGAAGTCACCAGCAAAGCACGTTAGATACGATTTAAGAATTATCAGACATAGAGAATTTTTACATAATCCAAAAAATGTAGATTGGGCTGGCGGACATTTATACATGAGATAAAATATATTCATTCCCTGACAAATGCTTCAAATTGGTTGCATTTGTCAGTATAATTAAAGTAACCAAACAACTACCGATTTTTATTATTATGAGAAAACTTGAAACTAGAATGAACAACGCTATCAGAGGCAGAAAAAACTTTTCTAGTGGTAACACTAGGGTTGCTACTGGTTCTTTTTTCGATAATGATGTTTATTGCGAAGAGTCAAAAGTATTTCTACATGGCAACCAT